GCCGCCTGGTGGTCTCCTCCGAGCTGCTGCGCGCGATCGCGGCCCGGGCGGGCTACGAGGTCGCGCCCGAGGACTGGACCGACGAGGCGTGCACCGCCTACGTGCTGCACAAGGCCTCGGGGGAGGTGGTCGGCCGGTACACGTTCACGATGGCCGACGCGCACCGCGCGGAGCTGGTGCGGCCCCGCTCGGCCTGGGTCACGCACCCCCGCAGGATGCTGTGGGCCAGGGCTGCGGCGTTCGCGCTGCGCGACTCGATCCCTGAGGTGGTGCTCGGGTTCCAGACCCGGGACGAGGCGGACGAGATCTACGCCAAGACCCCCGAGCCGATCGGGGTGGACCGCTACGACTACGGCCCATCCGAGGCGGACGAGGACATCCCGTTCTAGCCCGTGGCCGACCCCCTGACCAAGGTGCTGTTCCAGGCTGCTGTGGGCGAGCTGCAGGCGGGCGACTCGGTGAAGCTGACCGGCTGGGCGCTGTCCACGTTCATGGACCGCTACGGCTACGCGTGGCCGTCCCTGGTCGCGATCGCGCGCCGTGCCGGTCGCAGCGTTCGGACGGTGCGGCGGGCGCTGCGCGAGCTGGAGCGGGCGGGGCTGCTGACCGCCGAACAGCGGCATGGCAAGCCCGCGCTGTACCTGGCGACCCCGGACACCCAGGTGTCCGGGGTCGCGGAGGACACCCCGGTCACAGCTGTGACCGGGGGGGCGGACACAGCTGTGTCACGAACCCCGGACACCCAGGTGTCCGCCGAAGGGGTTAGAAGGGTTCAAGAAGGGGTCGCGCGGGCGACCCCGGCGCCGCCCGGCTGGGTGCCCGAGGACGACGCCGAGATCCGCGCCGTGATGGCGCAGCGGGAGGCCGCCCGCGCAGCTCGCGAAGATCAAGACCGCGGCGAGGGATGGGCGGACCCGGAACGGGTCGCCAACGCCCGCGAGGCGCTGCACCACGCCGCCAACCTGGGCATCGGCTACCGGGAGGGCGGCGCGTGAGGCGCTGGGCGTTCCTGGTGGTCGGCATCGTGCTGACCGTGGTGGTGCCGCTGGTGCTGCTGCTGGTCGCGCTGGCGATCGCGGGCAGCCCATGACCTGGCAGGAGGCGGCGGTGTGGTTCCTGCTGATGGTCGCCGCTGTCGTGGTCGGCCGCCGCCTGTAGTTCGCCAACCTAACGATCCGGCGCTAGGCTCGGCTGATGGCCGACGGGTACCCGTACTTCACCGACTCCGAGCGGGTCACGTACAACGAGACCAGCCGCCTGATGCAGCTGTCCGACTGGGAGGAGTGGGACGCGCAGCTGGACGGCTGGCTGCAGACCACCCAGACCTGGATCCGGGAGCGGCGCAGCTACCTGTACGACCTGGCCGAGGGCAACGTGTCCAACGGCAACGGGCCGGGCTGGGACACCGCCCACCGCCGCGAGCGGTACGACACCCTGCACCAGGCCAACTACTCCAACGCCGCGCCGCGGGTGCTGTGCCAGCTGCCGACCGAGGGCAGCTACCAGGACGAGGCGCTGTGGATCTCGCTGCGGGAGATGTGGTGGCGCGAGCCAAAGGGCGCCTACTCGGAGCAGTCCGCCCGCCGCCAGGCGTGTACCGACTGGCTGGTGGCGCAGCGGCAGCTGGTCTGGCGCAGCGCCGAGGGCCAGATCGAGGGCACCAAGCCCGGGTGGGACACCTACAACCGGCGCCAGCGGTACGCGAACCTGCAGGTGGCGACCAAGACCGGCAGCGCCTACTCCGACTGGTGCAAGACCCACGACACCACCACCGGGGCGCCCAAGGGCGACGGCGGCAGCACCTCGGGTGGAAGCGGATCTACCAGCAGCCGGGACAAGGCGCTGTCCTGGATGGCCGGGCATCGCGGCCTGGCCGAGTCCCCGGCCGGATCGAACTGCGACAGCCGCAGCGATGGGATCCGGGCCGCGCAGGATCGCTGCTGCGCGATGGGCAGCTCCGGCACCTGGCTGCGCTACCAGCCGTGGTGCGGGGTGTGGTGCGCCAACGCGATGCAGGCCGGTGGCGTCAAGAACCTGTCCTACAACCTGGCCTCGGTGGAGTGGATCGAGGCCCGCGCCAAGGCCGGGCAGGCGCCGTTCACCGGCTGGACAACCGACCCCGCCAAGGTGCGGCCCGGCGACCTGGTGTGCCTGTTCAGTCCCGGCCAGCACGTCGGGATGGTGCGCACGCCCGGCTCCAACCCGGTGACCGAGGAGGGCAACACCTCGGACACCTCGGCGCAGCGCACGCGGAACAAGTCCGACGTGGTGGGCTACGCGCTGGTGGCCTACCCGTGACCGAGGAGGAGACCGTGCCCGACGAGACCCAGGCGCCCGAGCCGCCCGACACCGAGCGGACCGACGATGCGGCGTTCACCGACGAGGCGGCCGTGCACCTCGGCGCCGCCACCGAGGAGGAGACCGCCGAGCTGGCCGAGGAGGAGGACGGCAGCTCGCCGGACGAGCCGCAGCCGACCAGCTTCCCCGAGGACGACGAGGCGGCCGAGCCGGTGGTGACCACGCCCGACGATCCGCCGCCGGGCGGCGCAGCCTGACCGGCGACCCGCACCCGACCGGCCCGGTCCGCGACTGGGTGGCGATCGTGGTGGCCGTCGGGCTGTCCACCTCGGTGAACGTGATCACGTTCGCCGCGGTCTGGAACGCGGTCGAGAACGGCCAGGGCCTGAGCGAGAACGCCACCCAGGTGCTGACCGCAGCCATGGGTGGCATGGTCGGCCTGCTCGGCGGGTACCTCGGGTTCAAGGCGGGCGCCGAGTCGCGGCGGGAGGCGGCGCCCGGTGACCCCGCGAGCTGATGGCCGACAGCTGGCCTCCGACTGCCGCCGGGTGGTGGTGTTCCTGCTCGGCGTGCTGGTGATCCTGGACGCCGTGATCGGCACCGGCGACTCGCTGCCCGAGCTGATCATCGGCACGGTGCTGGTCGGGGTGCTGCCGCTGGAGTACGTGGTGCGGGCCTGGCGCCAGCCTGGCCAGCTGGACAGGGCGGCGCCGCCGACCGGCGCCGCCCCACCTGACCCATCGGCAACCCGGCCGACCAGGTACAGGTGACCAGGTGACCAGGTACGGCGGGGCGCACCGGCGCCGTCGGCTGCTGGTGCTGGCACGGGACGGGTGGCGGTGCCGGTGGTGCGGCGGCCCGGCCAACCAGGCCGACCACGTAGTGGCGCTGGCCGACGGCGGCGACACCGTGGCCAACCTGGTAGCGGCGTGCGGGAGGTGCAACGCGCGGCGAGGGGGTGCGGTGGGTCTCCGGCGGTCGGGTGCCGGTCGCCCGGTGGAGGCGGTGGAGGGCGCGTTCTTTAGTGGAGCCGCCAGCCGGTCGAGGCCCGTCACGGGACAGCCGGGAACACACCGCGCGGCGCCCGATCAGGCCAGCTCGAGACCCCGCCGCGCGTGGCCGGGCGCGATCGGCGGCTGACGTGCCCAGCGCGCCCCGCCGCAACCGGCAGACCACCCGCCCGGCGCACGGATCGCTGGTGTTCAAGGGCGCCCAGCAGCCGCTGCGGCTGGTGGAGCTGCCGCCGTGGCACGGCTGGCGGACGACCAGCGAGGCGAAGCGGGCGCAGCGGTTCCTGGAGACCTACCTGGTGGTGCCGACCGGCGCCGGGTCGGCGCAGCCGTTCAAGCTGCCCGCGTTCCAGCGGCAGATCCTGCGCGAGCTGTACGACCACCTGGCGCTGTTCGTCTCGCTGCCCGCCGCGAACGGGAAGACCACGTTCCTGGGCGCCGTCGCGCTGGAGCGGCTGGCGCGGGGGGACGACTACGTGGAGGTGGACGTGGTGGCCACCAAGCAGGAGCAGGCCGGGTTCCTGGTGGAGGCCGCCAAGCGGATGGTGGAGGCCAGCCCGTGGCTGGCGCAGCGGTGCCGGTGGCACAGCCGCGAGCAGATCCTGGAGTACCGGCCGACCGGCTCCAAGCTGCAGGCGCACCCGGCCAAGCTGTCCGCGATCCAGGGCCTGAACTTCACGCTGGCGATCGTGGACGAGATCGGGTTCGCGCACGACGAGACGGTGGAGTCCCTGATCGCGCGGCTGGGCAAGCGGCCCGACGCGCGGGTGGTCGGGATCGGGACGCCCGGGTTCACGCCGAACATCCTGCAGCGGCTGCGGCAGGCGAACCTGGACGGCGAGCTGCCGCCCGGGGTGCGCTACCTGGAGTGGGCGGCCGACCCGGCGCTGGACAGCCTGGACCGGCGCGGCTGGCGGCAGGCGAACCCGGCGCTGGCGGCGGGGTTCCTGCAGCCGCGGGCGTTGGAGGTGCAGGCCAGCCTGTTGTCGCAGCGGGAGTTCCGCACCTACCACCTGGGGCTGTGGGTGGACGAGTCGGCGGCGTGGCTGCCGGAGGGCGCCTGGGAGGCGTGCACGTTCGCGCCGCCGCCGCCGGACGGCACCGAGGTGGTGCTGGCGGTGGAGGGCACGTTCCGCCGCACGATGGCGGTGGCGGGGTGCACGCTGGACGGCGCGATCTTCCACGGCTGGGCGGCCGAGGCGGCGCTGGACGGCGAGCTGCGGGCGGTGCTGGAGACCGCGTGCGACCAGTTCCGGGTGGCGGCGATCGTGCACCCCAAGCGGATCCGGCCGCGGCTGTTCGCGGAGCTGCGCGACGCGGGCCTGCCGGTGCAGGTGTGGGACGGCTCGCCGGACGCCGAGAGCACCAGCGCGACCGAGTTCTACCGGGCGATCGTCGGGCAGGAGGGCGGCGGGCTGGCGCACGACCACCACCAGCTGCTGGCCGAGCACATGGCGGTGCTGCGCGCCCGGTACGGGGTGGACGGTTCGCTGCGGCTGGCGCGGCCGGATGATGGCCGGTTCGCTGATGCCGCGATCGCGGCCCGCAACGCGTGGTGGGTCGCGGCCGAGCTGGCGCAGGGACCGACCGGCGCGCCGACGATCTACTGACCGAGCCGGGGGGCCGCCGGGATGCGTGCGCGCTGCGGTGGCGGCGTGCCCCGGCGGCCCCTCGGTGGCGGCTCCTGGGGGGCCGCCTGCCGCGATCCTACCGCGCGGGCCGGAGACCCAGGACGCACAACGGCCGCCCCGGGAGGCGGCCGCTGGCATGGCGAAGCGAACGAGCTGGAGGCTAGCGCGCGGCGACCGCGGCGGCCTTGCGGATCTTCGCGACCGTCGGGTGGGTGATCCCGGCGGCCTTGGCGATCGCGCGGTCCGACAGGCCCAGCTCGGCGGCCGCCACGATCGTGGTCTCCAGCAGCTGCTGCGCCTGGCGGGCGGCGGCCGCGTTGGCCTCCAGCGTGTCCGCGATCCGCGCCCGGGCCTGCAGCTGGGCGGCGACGATCCCGTCCTGGTAGCGGGCGGCGGTGGCGGCCTCGGCGGCCTCCTCCGCGACCTGCGCCAGCTCGGGGGCGGCGGCCTGCACCTCGGCCAGCGTGGCCTCCTCGGCCTCGCCGCGGGCCTTGGCGACCAGCTTGGAGTAGCGGGCCTGGGCCTTGTCCAGCTTGGCGATCGTCTCGGCGTGGTGCGCCCGGGCGCTGGCCTTGTGCTCCGCGTAGCGGTCGGCCTCGGCCGGGTTCTCAGCGGCCCACTGGTCGCAGCGGGCGACCGTGCTGGCCAGGCGCTCGGCGGCGGCCTCGCGGCCCCGGCCGTGCTCGCTGACGTGCTCCAGCGCGATCTCGGCGGCCTCGGTCTCGGTGAGGATCACGAACCCGCGCTTGAGCATCCGGGTGGTGGTCGCGTAGGGCATGTGCGCGGCCGCGAACTTGGGCGGGTAGGCGACCCCGTAGCCGGACAGCTCGCCGCGGCCGACGATCTCGCGGCCGACGCGGTAGTTGTGCGGCACGTCGGACGACTGGTGCAGGCCGCGCGCCTCGCGGGCGGCGGCGACGATCGCGGCGGCGGTGCCGCGAATGTGGGTCTTGCGGGTGGGCGTGTCGGTGTTCATGGAAAGAACCTTACCACACCCTGGGCGGCCAGGCGGCAGCTGGGTGGAAGCGGTGCTACCACGCCGGCCGATTAGGTAGCCTAACGATCCTGCTAGAGTCGGCCGCGTGGGACTGGTCGATCGGCTGCTGGGACGATC